CAAGCGTTACAATCTGGACAAAAGACAATATTGCCGGCATCCCTGCGTCTAGCATCACATCGCTTCGCATTAACGGCTCAACGTCTGGTTATGTAGATTTGCAGACCGTTCCTGTTGCGGGCGCAAATATTATTACGTTTCCTGCCGCTACAGGCACGGTGCTGTTAGACCCAAATACGGCGTTTACTGGCACATCAACTTTTGAAACAATCTCGGCTACCAAAGATATCTCTGGCCGCACGTTAAACGCATCTGGCTCTATCACAGTTGGTAGCTATCTGTACGGAAGCGGCACGGGGCAGTTCAAAATTCCTGAAGGCACAACGGCGCAACGCGCAGGGTCGTTTACAGGTATTGGGTCGATCACAGCTACAACATTATCGCTTTCGTCTGTAGCTACGGGCGCGGCTTATGTCGGCGCAACGATCACAGGTACGGGGGTTACCGCAGGCACGCGCATCACAGCGTTTGTAACCGGCACAGGCGGTGCAGGAACGTACACGGTCAGCGCGTCTCAGACGGTAGCGTCTACGACAATTACCGACCAAGCTGTTGCGGGTATGATCCGTTACAATTCAACACTGGCTACCTTTGAAGGTTATAGCAGTAGTTGGGGTTCGATTGGCGGCGGCGCTACGGGCGGTGGTTCTGACGCCGTGTTCAACCTGAACGAAAAAATTATAACAACATCCTACACGATTGCCGCTACTAAAAACGCCAACTCTGTTGGCCCTTTAACCATTAACTCAGGCGCAGTAGTTACGATCTCGTCTGGCTCACGTTGGGTAGTTCTCTGATGTCTCAAATTGTACTCACCACTGACACTCTTGGCACTACGACAGCAGGGGCGCTAGAATACGCTTCTCCTGTTATCTATGGCACACCAATAGGAACACAGAGGGGCGTCATTCCCAACTCTCAGTTCTATCGGTTAAATGCTGATTATGTAGGGACAGCATCAACTAGCGCACAAGGCATATTTGGATCAGCGCTTGGTGTAACGCTGTCCTCAAGCACGGTTTATGCGTTTGAAATGGTTGTTGTTTTTTCAAAAACAGCTACCGCAACTATACATACTTTGTCTCTTGGATTTGCTGGAGCAGCAACATTAAATAACATTTTGTATGGCGGCGTAACCAATTTTCAAGCCCTTGTTTTTTCGTCAGGTACGGGAGGCGGCCCAGCTACATTTTTTTCAAACACAGCCTCAGCAACTTCTATAGGTAGTGCCACTGCAAGTGCCAATTTTAACTGGGTAACGCAATTTAGAGGCACTGTCAGCGTTAACGCTGGCGGTACGTTTATTCCGCAATACACTACGTCAGTGGCAGTTGGCCCTTATTCAACTCTTGCAGGGTCGTATATCTTAATCTACCCAATCGGCTCCGCAGGGCTTATTAACGTAGGAACATGGGCATGAGTTCAATTGTTCTCACCGCAGACACTCTCCTTGGAACACCTACCATTGGCTCTGTTGAGTTTGATGGCAAGGCGTTCTACAACACGGCGCAAGGCACGCAGCGCGGTATCATACCCGGCGCTCAGTTCTTTCGGTTGGAATCTAACCTTGCAGGCGCAAACGTCGCGACAGTGCAAAGTGTGTTTAACGTGAGCGTCACGTTGTCTACCTCAACGGTGTACGCTTTCGAAGCCATGTATTATTTTAACAAAACAGCAGGCACTACATCTCATACCCTTGGTATTGGGTATGGTGGGTCGGCAACACTTAACAGCGTATTGTGGGGTGGTCTTTCTTTTGATGGGGTTACTGTGCTTCCAACAAGAGCATCGTCAGGAACATCCCAAGTAGCATCTGCTTCTGCTGCAAATCTTGTAGTAACTGGTGCAAACGCTACTGCGGCGGTTACGGCTTTTATAAGCATTAAAGGTATTGTCAGCATCAATGGCGGCGGCACGTTTACGCCTCAGTACACGCTCTCTGCTGCTCCCGGCGGTGCGTACAGCACTATGGCGAATAGCTACTTTCTGATCTACCCAATCGGCGCGTCCGGCGCTAACATTTCCGTAGGAGCTTGGGCATGACCGTAACGATTGATGGATCAGCAAGCGTCACGATTAACTCAGGCGCGGTACTGGGAATTAACTCTAGTACCGCTGTAGCATCTACCTCTGGCACTAGCATCGACTTCACTAGCATACCATCATATGTAAAGCGTATTACTGTGATGTTTAGTGGGGTGAGTACGAGCGGTACAAGTAACTTACAAATTCAAATAGGTTCTGGTTCAGTTACTACATCTGGTTATTCTTCATACGCTCAAATTTTTAACAGTGCGACATTAACTAATACCGGAACTATAACTTCTGGATATGTTATTTGGACATCTACTGCTGCTGATTCAAGAACTGGCGCATACTCACTTGTTTTGCTTACTGGCAATACATGGGTATGCACTGGAAATTCATTGCAAAGTTCAAGTCAATCATCACAAACTTCCGGTAGTTTGGCACTTGGTGGTGTTTTAGACCGCATTCGCATCACTACTGTAAACGGCACAGACACCTTCGACGCTGGCACTATCAACATCTTGTACGAGTAAAAACCATGGACAGAATTGAAGTGAATGTGCAGACGGGCGAGGTTAAGTTTATTGTTGAGGAGCCTGTTCCAACAGAAATTGAGCCAACACCTGAACCAGAACCAGAACTTGAGCCAACATCCGAGCCAGAGCCTGTGCCAGAATGAGAGAACAAGTTCAACAGATCGAAGATATGATGCAGGGGATGCCCCCTGCATTTTTGCCTATTAAGCACTACTTTGCCAACGGGATGTACGCCCGCGAGATGTTCATGCCCGCCGGTACGATCCTCACCGGCGCTGTTCATAAAACGACACATTTTTGCATCCTCTCCCAAGGCCACGTCCATGTTATCTCCGAGGATGGCATTATGGATCTCGTAGCGCCGGTCACCATCGTTTCGCAGCCGGGTACAAAGCGTGCCATCCACGCGCTTGAGGATACGGTCTGGACAAACATCCACGCGACAAACGAGACGGATCTTGATAAGCTCGTCGAAGAGCTTACGGAATCAACAGTTGACCAATTGCAGGGCGGTGATAATAACAAGCAAGAGCTTGCCTACGCCGACCAACTGAAACTGGAGCATTAAGATGGCTTTTATTCTAGGTGCAGTACTTGGTGCAGGCGCGTCGCTCATCGGCGGTGCGATGGCGTCGTCTGCGGCAAGCAAGGCTGCGAAGGCACAAGCTCAGTCTGCGGACAAGGCCGCGCAACTGCAATCGGAATCTGCAAAAGAATCCCTCGCGCTTCAAAAGCAGATGTACGAGGAAGGCGTTGCTCGTCAGCAACCGTTTTACGAAGCCGGGATTACTGGGCAAAATCGTTTGATGGATATTCTTGGCTTGAGCGGCAGAACAGGCGCTGAAGGTTACGGGTCTGCAATGCGGCCTTTTGGTATGTCTGATTTTCAATCTGACCCTGGGTATGCGTTCCGCATGAAGGAAGGCTTGAAAGGTCTTGATCAACAGGCAGCGGCTAGAGGCGGTTTGATCTCTGGTAACGCGCTCCGCGCCGCGCAACAGTACGGGCAGGATCTTGGTTCGCAAGAGTACCAGAACGCTTACAACCGCTATCAGACAAACCGTACGAACGTGCTAAACCCGCTTCAGTCCTTGCTTGGGCAGGGCCAGTCATCGGCCAACACGCTTGGTTCAGCGGGTGCGGGATACGCTTCTGGTGCAGGCAACACCATGATGACTTCAGCGGCTAACATAGGTAATTTAGGTGTTGCCGCAGGCAACGCCCGCGCTTCTGGCTACACTAACTCGGCAGATGCTTGGAACAGAGCGCTGGGGGGCGCGGCGGGGACAATCAATTCCAATATGATGTACAACCAGATGTTTGGTAATGGCGGCTATAACCCATACAGCAACTATGGCAGTTTAGCAGGCGGCGGTTCGGTTGCTATGCCGACTGCTAGACCAGGAGACTTCTAATGGCTGAAATTTATGTCCCCGGCCCTTTTGATTTTGTAGGCACTGCCAACTCATTGTCGCAACTTCAAAGCGGGCGAATAGCGCAAGAAAATGCGCGGTTGCAGCAGCAGTACACTGCCGAGGATCGTGCGCGGGCGGCTCAGGAGCGTAAGGCAGCGGCGGGTAATGCACTGGCTGAACAAGCTCGTAAACAACAATTTATAAGTACAATACAGAGCGGGTATATGCCTGCTAAAACTGCTGTCATGGGGCCAGGCACTATTCAAGGCAACACACCGGCAAGTTTTGACCCAGAAAAAGTTAAGAATGAACTTCTTAGGCGCGGTGATCTTTCTGGTTTGGTTACATTTTCTAACGCGCAAGAGCAAATTGCCAAACAACAGGAACAGGAAGCTAAAGCCGCTGGTCAAGGTTTGATCAATGAAGAAACACAGGCAAAAACTGCGGGGCAAATTTTAACTAATAAGGGTACAGACTATGATAATACTAAAAAGTATATTGATTTAACCCGTTCGCAAATTGACGCCGCGCCAGATATTGAGTCGCTTAAGGCGATAGTAACGGCAACATTTACGCCCGGTCATCCTATGGCAAAATTTAATGAGCTAAACGGTTTGACGCTTGAACAATCAATGGCGGCTATTGATGACCTAATTGCAAAAGGCTATCTTTTTCCCCAAATACGCGAACAAATGTCGCAAGGCGCAACTAAGGCAGCGGAAAACATTGCGGCCCGTGGGTTGGTAGCGGCTCAAACGGGAACCGCAACCGCTAATACAGCTAAAATTGAAGCCGAAACTGCGGCGGCAAAAGACGCATTTACAATTGAAAACGTCCAAACCTCTACAGGGCAAATAAAAGTAAAAGTCTTTAAAGACGGCAGAGTTGAACGGCTTAAGTTAGGCGACGAAACGCTTGCGCCTGAAGTAACCCCAATTGCCCCGACTGAATTAGAGAAACTTCAAAATCTTAAAGCTAAATTATTTGCGGCTGACCCTAATGATCCTAGAATAATTGATGTAAACAACGCAATTGAAAAAGAAACTACAAAACCGGTTGGGGTCACCGTTAACACGGGCGAAAAAGCATCTGAAAAAACATTGGGGGAGGGTGGTAGCGCAATAATTAAAAGCGCGCAAGCAATACAAAACTATCCTTCAAGCATAAATAGCCTAAGAGAAGTTAAAAAACTTATTCCTACCGCTAAAGATATGCTAGGCGGCGGCGCGGAAACATTAAACAATACAGTTAATTTTTTAAATAACAGGTTAAAAACAAACATAAATGTAAAAGGATTAACAGCAGCCGCTGAAATTAGATCCCGTTTGTTTGAGGGCGTAATTGCGCGACTTAAACAAATGGATTCACAACCGTCGCAAATACAACAGGCTGCGCTTGCTGACGCGTTGGGTACTATCGACACAGATCCTAACGCATTGTCTAAAGTTATTGATGTGTGGATTGACGAAATGCAAAATAAAGTTAAAACGCATAACACGCAAGTTGACAAAGTAGTAAAGTCAGGCAACGCGCCGGCAGGGGATTGGAAAGTAGATTTACCGGAACCCGACACCCCCGCTCTCGTTCCTACTGTAAGTAATTGGAAATAGGTGACAAATGCCTAGAAACATTACCGTAACTTTTGCTGACGGGTCTACGCATATATATCAAAATACGCCGGACGAGATTACGCCTGAAGAAGTTACGCAGCGCGCCACAAAAGAGTTTAGCAAACAAGTTACTAACTTGGATGGCGGCGCGGCTTCGCGAGGCACGGCGCTTGGCGAAACCGCGCCCGCAGGTAATATGGAACGACCGCCTGTGCTTGCTGCGCCGGTAGTGCCTAACCTTGCCGTGCCGCGTAAAGATGCTGGCTATAGTGTTTTTGCGGACGAACCTGTTCGACAAAATCTTGATCTTATGGAAACCGGCGGCGCGATTACCGCAGGCGCGGCTACAGGGTTTGCGCTACCCAACATACTTAAAGGCGCAGGAAAAGCACTTCAATTAACACCTTATACAAGATCTGCGGGAAAAGCATTAGAACTTGGCGCGCCGTTTATCGCACGCGCTCCGGCTATGATAGCCGGGCTTGTTGGCGGTGGGTCAGGCAATGTTGTAAAACAAGAACTTGAGATTGCAGGCGTTAAACCTTCGTATGCGCTTGCCGCAGACCTTGCAACAAACATAGGCGCACCCGCCACGTTTGGTAAAATACTAAAAATAGCTACGGCTGTAACTTCGGCGTTGCCTGTAGATATTGATAAAGCGGCTAGATCAGTAGCTCAAGAACTTGGTATGAACTTTGATAATGTGTCTCAAGGCGAACAGACAATCATCCGCGACACAATTAAAGCGATGAAGCAAGGTGGTGAGCCTGCGGTAAGAGAATTGTTTAAAGAAATTAAAAAAGGCGGTCAACGTATTGCGTCGGAGGCAGACGTTGCGGCGCAGGCGCGTGAAACAGCGGCGTATGAGCAAAACAAAATTGATTTTGCTAAGTCTACAGGCGCGTTATCTGCCGCTGACGATACGCTGGCTAGAGCAAAAAGCACGGTCCACCGCGTAGGCGACCCTAATGTAGAACTGACCGACATTGGCGGGACGCAACGCGCTGCGGTTTTGAAAAGATTTGAAAAAGAAACTTTAGACCGCGACGAAACTTATAAGTCTATGGTTGCGGTTCGCAACGATGTTGTAACAGCAAAAGAAAGAAACAAAGAGTTTATAACGGATCTTCCGCTTTACACTCGGCTTAACAACAAAATAAAATCGGTGCTGTTGGAAAAACCAATCCCTGCCGCGCAAGGTGTAGCACCTGAAACAGAACAACTTACGCTTTCTGCATTCCGCCAGATGCGCGACGCGCTTTCGCCGGTAATGAAACCTGTGTCGGCTAATTCAGCGCAACAGTTAGCGCGCAGAGGCGCAAACATTAAAAATATTGGCGGGCAAGATTATCAAGTGTTGCAGCCGTCTTTTAACGCGATTGACACCATTCGACGCAAACTTGGCGATGCGGCGTTTGGCCAAGGCGAAGAAGGGTTCAAAGCACTTGGACAGGCCCGCGCTAAAGAATGGTACGGGTATTTAAGCAAGCTCCAAAGCAATTACGCAGGCGCGGCGCATACTGACCTTCAAAAAGGGTACGAGTTAGCGTCGGGCCTTTTAGCTGATTTTAAAGGTGGCGCAGGCGCGGCGGTGCTTAAGACCGAGAAATTATCACCTGAGATGTTTGTTGGCGATGCTAAAGACATCCCGGCTAAATTTTTCGGTAGCCGCACTGGCGTGGAACAATTGCAGGCGCTTACGCAAGATCCTGATCTGGTGCTTACCACGGCGTCTAATTATCTTGCCAAACAGTTGAACGGCAAAACAGGTATTGAAGCCCGCGCTTGGTTGGAGAAGAACTCTGATTTTCTATCTGCGCCGCAACTTAAGCCTGTGCTTCAAAAAGCAGTTGATTACGTTGACGAACTTGAAAGAGCAGGCAGTACCTCCAAAGGGCTTACCGGCACAGCTAAGGGCATGGAAAAGCAGGCAGATGTAACGCTTGCAAATAAGTTGGCAGAAGCTGAAAACATACGGCTTGGCGGCAAAAATAAGTTAGCGGATATTGTAGGCGACGCCGCGCCTGAAATGCGCATTGCACAGCTTTTGAGCAGCAACAAGATGAGCGATTGGGTAAACGTAGCCGACGCGCTTCAAGGTTCAGCGCAAGGTCGTGATTTGCTTGCCAAAGCAGTCTCACAACATATCGCCAACATTGCTGAACGGTCGCCTAAATCGTTTTCTGGGCTAGAGGCGCTTGAGCAAATAACTGAACCTATGTTGGAAAGCGGGCTTGTTAATCGTGCGTTTATCAATGGTCTTGAAAAACAACTCCGCGCAATGCGTGAACCGGCCGAGTTTAAATTAAATTGGTTCAAAGAAGCACTAGCGCGGGGCATAGCTACGTTTGGCGCTGCACAAGCCGGGACAGGTATTGGCATGGTTCCTAATATGCTTGCCCCACCATCTCCCAACCAGAACGCATTGGCGGCGCAATAATGGACACGCAGACCCTCATCAATCTTGGCGGCGCTATCATCCTTGCGGGCATGGGTTGGTTGGCGCGTGAGCTTTGGGGTGCGGTGAAGGAACTGCGGAAAGATCTGCACACGATTGAGGTTGCGCTGCCGTCAAATTACATTCGCAAAGATGAGTTTCAAGAAGGCGTCAAAGAACTGAAAGACATTTGTCGCCAAATATTTGAACGGCTTGAAAGCAAAGCGGACAAATGAAGTACCTGCTAACGGTCGCATTTTTGGTTCTGTCAGGGTGCGAAGACCGTTACCGCTATCCGTGCCAAGACCCCAAGAACTGGGACGCGCCGGAGTGCAACCCGCCTATTTGCACCGCATCTGGGACTTGTTCCGCAGACACTCTGAAACAGAACCCATGCGGAGCCGTAGCGCGATGAGGATCAAGGAAGACGAACTCCACGCTCTGCTACAGTTTATCATCGGCATCAGCCTATGTCTGACACTGACAGGGACTGTTTTCGCCGTGCTGTACAGCCTGATCTTTGTTGTGCAGCCTATTGACGGTCAGGCTCCAAATGATCAAGAATTCTTCAAACTGATCGCACCAATCGCAACATTTCTAACAGGAACTCTGTCTGGTATTATGCTCGGCAGCAAGTCAACAGGAGGCAAAGATGGATCTTCTTAAAACATTCGGGCCGTTACTCGGCTCAGTCGCGCCTAGCATCGCTACGGCCCTTGGCGGCCCACTGGCGGGCATGGCAACGAAAGCGCTATCCCAAGCACTGCTCGGCAACGAGAATGGCTCTGAGGACGATCTGCAAACAGCGCTCCGCGCCGCCTCGCCTGAGCAACTTGCGTCTGTCAAGAAGATCGACGCCGATTTCAAAGTTCAGATGAAGAGCCTAGACATTGATCTGGAAGCACTTGCGGTGGACGACCGTAAGTCGGCGCGGGCAATGCAGACAGAGGCCAAAGACTGGATTCCACGGGCTTTGGCGATCAGCGTAACGCTAGGCTATTTCGGTATTATTGCGTATGTCTTAATCAGCGGGTTGCCGTTGAATGGCTCAGAAGTCCTGCTTATGCTGCTCGGCACATTATCCGCCGGGTGGACAGGCGTTATGGCGTTTTACTTTGGCTCGTCGTCTGGCTCACAAAAGAAAGACGCCATGATCCACAACTCAAAACCTTTGGAGTAAGTCGTGAAAGATAATTTTGAAGAGTGCCTTGCCCATGTCTTGAAACATGAAGGGGGATATGTCGATCACCCCAAGGATCCAGGGGGAGCAACAAATTTAGGTGCTACCAAGAAAGTCTGGGAAGAATGGGTCGGCCATGAGGTAACCAAAGATGACATCAGATCCCTCACAGTTGCCGACGTCGCGCCGCTCTACAAAGCGCGGTACTGGGACAAGTGCCGCTGCGATGACCTCCCGCATGGGGTGGATTTTGCTGTTTTTGATTTGGCTATTAATTCTGGTATTGGCCGCGCCTCCAAGTTTCTTCAAGGCGCTTGTGGTGTGGCTGCTGATGGCGCTATCGGCCCTGCTACACTTGCCGCTGTAGCGAAGATGAACCCGCGTGAACTGGCGTCCAAGATCTGCGAACGCAGACTTGAGTTCTTGCAAGCCCTGCCGACATGGGAAACTTTCGGCAAGGGTTGGGGCAGGCGCGTAGCCGAGACGGAAGAGGTAGCGTTCAAGATGGTCGGTTGAACGACGGGTTGCTCTGGACGCGGACTTCGGGGTTAGCCCAAGTCCATATCTCACCCGTCTCTTGAACGCACACCCACATCAGGTGATGCTCTTCGCCGTAGTCAATCACGAAGTGCGCCAGTGCTTTACCCTTCGGGGTAATCATTGGCAGTGTGGGGGACAGTTGAAGGATCATCACTCTTTCTCCTTCAGTGCGGCACGGGCAACAAGAGCGGCTTCTTGGCAATTATCACAACAAGTGTTGTTGGAGATTGATTGCAACACTTCCCGCAACCGCTCGATCTCGCTGGCCATCTCTTGAATGGCTTCATAAGATTTTACATCTCCTCCATCAGGCTGGACCAATAAAAATCTATTTGGGATTACTTTGTAAACACGGGAATTTTCTTCCCGCAACCGCTCAATCTCGTTGGCGGCTTCATTTTGCCACCGCCCGATCTCGGTCACATATAAATGGTCGCGCATAGCCATCATTGCATTAGAAAACCATGCAATCATAAACCCTTCATCACGGAACACATCTCGATCCAAGTCTTTTGTCGTATCAATAAAAAACTTAGCCCATGCTTGCGCATCTGGATTGTGGTGTATGGTCATATCGTAATCCATCACTGTGCTTTCTTTCCTATTGCTGTTTCAGGGGGGTCAGATACCTTTTGTCCTAGGACATTGGGTGCGGCTATATCTTCCAGATACCGCCGCTGTTGCTCAAACAACGGCCTGACATACGACAGCGCGTTCTCAAGTTGCTTCTCCAACAGTGCCACGCGCTTGCGTAGTTCAATGATGTGATCCATCGTCACGGGGTCGCAATGCCTCATTTCAACTTCTCCAACAGTTCAACGCGCTCCCGCGTGTTACGCAAAATGCAATACCTCTGGTGCAACCTGACGATGAACGTAGGCCGCCTGTCGTTGTCGGTTTCATAATCGATCAACATCCTCAATTCGTCCTCGGTGTACGACATCAACTTGCTGTTCAGCACAACCCAATTCTCTATACGCATTTTAACTCCTCTATCGCTATGTCGGATAGCGCCCGTTTATCGTGAAGCCCCGCCCAGATCCGCTCATCTACTGTTTTGTTCGTCATCAGGATGTAGCACCACACATCGTGCTTCTGCCCGCTGCGGTGCAACCGCCCGACCGTTTGCTCAAATAGCTCCAACGACCACGGCAACGACAGGAACACGATGCGTGACCCGCCATGCTGTAGGTTCAAGCCATGCCCTGCGGACTTTGGATGGGCAAACAGCAGTTCAACCTTGCCGGAGTTCCACCGCTCAATAGCGTTGTGATCGTCAAGCGTGAGCGCCTTGGGATACCGGCGCTTCAACTCCGCTAGTTCTTCTTGGTATGTGTACGCCACAATTGTCGGCGCGTGTTGGTTCTCCTGCAACAGCTCGTCAAGCAAATCAAACTTGTGCGTCGAGAACCAAATCGGCGTCTTGGTCGTCTTGAACTTGCTCGGCGTTGGTGACGCCTCGGTGAAGCTGTTGTACACGAAACCCGACGCCATCTGTTGCAGCTTGCCCGTCACGACTGCGGCGTTGACCGCAACGATCTTGGCGTCGTTGTATTCCAGAACAAGATCCTTCTTCATCTTCTCGTAGTCTTTACGATCCATGTCGCACCGCATCTCGACGACGTGGAGCGGCGGCAGCTTGTCACTGTACTCGCCTGGCTCAAGCACAAACGTCGCCGGCTTAATTCGCGCCATGACCTTCTCAAGCGAACCCTTGCGCGGCGCCCACTCACCGTACTCTTTGTTCATCAGGATGAAGTACTCTTGCATGAACGCGCCCTTTGAGCGGCCCAGCAGAGACTGGTCAACGATCTTGCACTGCCCGAATACATCCTCAAGCCCGTTCGACGTAAAGCTGCCCGTCAAGCCCCACCTGACGCGCATGGGGTCGATCACCTTGGCGAGCGCCTTGAACCGCGCCCCTGACGGGTTCTTCAGCCGCGTCAGCTCGTCAAACACGATGGCGTCAAAGTTCAACTTCTGCGTCGCCAGCCATTGCAGATTGTCGTAGTTCGTCACGACGATGTGCGTGTTGGCCTGCAACGCCTGCAACCGTTGCTTGGGCGTCCCGACCGCCAATGACATTGTGAGGTTAATGGCCCACAGGGGCCGCTCTACAGGCCAGACCTTCTTGACTACGCGCAGAGGCGCGAGGACAAGCACACGGTTAATGTGACCGTGCCGGATCATGTCCTGCAATGCTGTCAACGTAATCGCCGTCTTACCCGCACCCACAGGCGCAAGGATCATCGCTCTGTCATTAGTAAAGAGGAAGTCGGCGGCTTCGTTTTGATACGGTCGGAGTTCCATTCGTCTACCTGTTCAATTGTCCATAGACACGCATAGTTCTGGTTAAGCCGTTGCATCTCGGCGGCGAAGAGTTCCTGAAGCGGCGATAGTCTGCCGCCCTTGGTCTTCAACTCGACGAACCATGTCGAGCCGTCTGGCAGACAAGCTATTCTGTCTGACACACCGCGCCGGGCCGGGGACACAAACTTGTACGACCGACCGCCCATGCGCTCGACCGCCCAGTTGAAATAGTGTTCTACGTCGCGTTCCATATTTTGTTGTATAAGCCATTAAAAATTGTTTGACAACAGTTTATGTGATGTTAATGTGGATATCTCAACTGGGAAAGGAAAATGAAATGAAAATAAGATTTGACGACACCGATCAACTTAATTCAATTAAGGGCGGCCACCAAATAACAAGGCCTATCCAACATCAGGTGTTAACCGACATTAATACAATAAAGCTCAAGTTGTTGAAACAGAGGTTAAACTTTTCAAACCAAAAAAAAGCAGAGCTTTTGCTTAGGTTATTAGAGAACTCCGTTTACATAGCGTCTGTTGAAATAAACACTCTAAAACGTAAGATACAAAAAATGGAAGCGGGCAAAAATGAAGCACAGTAATGTTGTCGGCGGCTCTACCGCCAAGCGCGTCATGGCCTGTCCAGGTTCAGTAGCGCTATGCGAGAAGATGCCACCAAAGCCGTCAAGCACCTACGCGGACGAGGGTACTCTTCTGCATGAACTAATTGCCGAATACCTTAACCTCTACACGCCGGTTGAAAAATTTATCGGGCGTACATACGAGGCGCAAACGCTGACCGAGGATCTTCTGCATGAAAAACTTCTTCCTGCGATTAAGGCGTTGGATGAGATCGACCCAAAGCAGGAGATGCAATACGCCGTCGAGACAAACGTCAGTTTTGATAATGAGGCACTGTCCGGTGTGTTTGGCTCAACAGATTTGTTGGGGCGAATTGGGGACACAGCCTACGTTATCGACTGGAAGTTTGGCGACGGGATTTTGGTTACGGCAGAAGAAAACCCGCAGCTCATGTTTTACGCCGCAGCCGCTATGCGGACACCCTCGGTCAGTTGGGTGTTTGATGGAGCCACAGCAATCGAGTGCATCATAGTTCAGCCGACCAGAGGCGTCAGCCGCTGGACAACGACGCCTGAGCGCATCGCGCAGTTTGAGATTGAACTGATCCGTGCGGTCAAGAAGGCGCAACTGCCAGACGCCGAGTTGAACGTCGGCGATCACTGCCGGTGGTGCGCCGCCAAGCCGACTTGTCCTATGTTTACGGGAGCTGTGGATAGAGCGCTCAAGACCAAGTTCGACGCTCTGGACAATACGTTAATCGGCGCGTATCTTCTTAATGCGGATCTTCTCGAAGACTGGATTAAGGATTTGAGAAATCTGGCAATTAGTACACTGGAACGCGGTAACACGATACCTGGGTACAAACTGGTCGCCAAGCGCGGCACAAGACAATGGGTGAGTGAGGACGCCGCTAAGCGCGTGCTTCTCAACATCCTTGAAGAATCTGAAGTGGTTGAGAGTTCTCTTCTCTCGCCGGCCAAAGTAGAGAAACTGCTGAAGAAGCGGGCTATCGAAATGCCGGAAGGATTAGTTGTCTCAATCTCGTCAGGTAATACACTGGCAAGCGAGGATGACCCTCGACCCAGTGCCGTTCTCATCGGGCAGCAACTCAGTGCTGCCCTTAGTAAAATAGGGATTTGATAATGTCTAATGCAGTTGGATTTGCTAATGTTAACCTTCCTTCAGTTCAGAGCCTGAGCGCGGCGTTGCGCTCACTGGACACGGGCGTGTCAAGCGGTTCTGTCATCCTGAAAATGGACAAGACAGGCCATTGGGTCTTCGGCGCTGACCAGACCGAAGTTGAAACCGGTTCTCTTTGGGCCGTCAATCCGTACTCTTTCATTCACGGGTTTATTGCGTGGGGTGAAGGCGACGTATTAGGTGAGAAGATGGTTCCGATCACACAACCTTTGCCTGAGATGGACGATGCGCCGCCTACCGCAAAGCGCGGTTGGGAGACGCAAGTCGGTATGTCTCTGAAGTGCTTGGGCGGCGAAGACAAGGACATGGAAGTGCGCTTTGCTACCACGTCGGTCGGCGGCAAGCGTGCGGTTCAGGAGATGGCGGCGGCTATCGCCACTCAAGTTGACGAGGATGTCAGCAAGCCTGTGCCGGTGGTTAACCTGCATAAGGAACACTATCAGCACAAGTCCTACGGTCGCATCTTCACGCCTGTGTTCAAGGTCGTGAAGTGGGTTGGTATGGACGGCGCGGCTGAACCAGTCGTTGCGGATGAAGAGCCTGAGTTGGATCTTGAGCCTACTGGTCGTCGTCGCCGTCCGGCGGCAGCTTGATGCAACGGGGCGGTCGCAAGGCCGCCCCTCTTTTCTGGGAAGAATACCATGTCAATAGCACAGAGAAATATCTGGCACAGTCCAGAACGTAAAGCCGCGATTATTGCCAAGCGCACAGCTACTTTC